TAGCCCTGCTTTACAGGGTGTAGCCCTGCTTTACAGGGTGTAGCCCTGCTTTACAGGGTGTAGCCCTGCTTTACAGGGTGTAGCCCTGCTTTACAGGGTGTAGCCCTGCTTTACAGGGTGTAGCCCTTGATTTTCTTTCTCTCTAACATAAGTCATCCACTCCGTTAATATAATCGTGTGTTCGTCAGAAACCACATTTTTTAGTTGTGGCATGTATACTGTCTTAATCTGGTCAATTATTACCTTAAATATTGAGCGAGATGCATCACCATCTGTATAATACATATCTACAGGACCAATTAATTCAATGCTTATTGGAATAGTGCCAAAACGTTCTTGCAAGTTCGCTTCATACCGCTTGTAAGTGAGATAGGACATTGGATTTCTATATTCTATAGAGAAATCTAATGGTATAAATTTTTACTATACGCTCTTTTTATACTTGAGGATAAGAAGGGTCCATCTGGATTCCACACTGTCCCTGGTTACCATTGTAAGTCGCACCACGACCCAGAAGGACATAGCCTTCCTGACCCCAAGTAGTGCCCCAGGAGTTCTTCACCTTATAGTAATCTAGGCCACCCTCTGTGCCATAGCCCACCAGGAGAACCCCGTGATCCAGATTAGTTCCACAGGGCTTCGTTAGAACACCAGATGAATAGAACTGAAATGCATTCTCATCAGCCTCAATGGCTACTGCGACAGGCTGCTGCACTACTGCAGTCATCAGAGCCAGCTGAGAATTCGTAGGCACATCCGTGAAACCAGTCGCCTTTACAGCCACAGGAAGACCCTTGGCCTCGCAGGTATTAGGGCCAGTTGCCGTATAAGGATATGCAGCCTCCGTGGTCAGACCATTCGCCATCGCATACTGGAAGGCATAATCCATCAGTCCACCATTGCACCCCTGGTTCCCCTGGGCCGTTGAGCAATCCACCAGCTGCTGCTCAGAAAGGTTCGTTAGAGCCTTGTGCTTTACGAACCAGGCACCCTCTAGAGCACCAGTGGCTGAGAAGGACCAGCAGGAGCCACACTGGCCCTGATCCTTTACGGGAGTCACTGCACCCTTGCTTGACCAATCCACTGATGCAGGTAGGGCAGAGTAATTACCATTAAGAAGAGTCCAATTATAGTTCTTAATACGCATGTGAGTTGCGTTATTGTAACCTCCTGCGCTAGCGCCGCTTAGATACTTGGCCACAAACTCGCGCTTAGGCATATCGGCGAACTGATTTACCGCCATAGTCCAGGTATTTGTCTTGGAGTTGTGTCTAGCAATCTTTCTTACATTACGGTCATACATGGACTCACGGTAGTCACGCTCGGTTGCTGAGAGATAGAACTTTGAATAGATAGCCTGCCACTGCTGAAAGGTAGGATAGGGGCTGGAGACTAGACTGTTTACAGTCTTAGCGTAACTAACATTATACGCATTTGCATCATTTGAGAAAGCAAGGAGTGTTAAAAAAAGAGAGATCATCTCGTATACTTATACTACACCTGGTTATTTTAGGTCCTACTTTATTCTAGAACATTGAATACCACATCAGGCTCCTCCAAATCCACATCCGCATCAGGCATCACTGCATTCATGCGCAGGCGCACCGCATTGCAGCGCTCATCACCCATGTTCGCTAGCTCCTCAGCAATGTCATCATCATCCAGGTCCTCCACATCCTCCTCATCCAGATCAGCGACAGGGGGCAGACCCTTCTGTAGCCTCAGCAGTGCTGCCTCATCCAGAAGCAGCTGTGAGAATGTGGTGCCGCCATTCATTGTCTGGCCCGTCATGATCTTGGCGCTGACACCAGTCACAGGATCCATCTCTCCAAACAAGGCAGCGCGGAGCAAGATTTTTTCGGTCTCCTCAAAGGAGGCCTTGGCCAGAGGGCCAATATTATTCTTATTGATACCATAACGGTCAACTGACATCAGTCGGCCATTACGAGTCATGCTATCAATGAGTAGGCCTAGGTGCCGGTAGTTCACACCTGCATCTGCAAACAGTGACTCAATCTCCGTCAGCAGGATATTACGACCCGCCTCAATACCTAGAACATCCATCACATCGTGGACATTAGTGGTGTAGAGTCGTGTAGGGTCCACTGCGGGGTGATTCATCACCTCAATGAAGTTGCTGCCATCTGTATCAATGAGATATTCAGACACCTTGGTAGGCTTACCCTCCACAAGCTCAACGCGATTCTCTGACTTGCTGAAGGAAGCAGCCTTGATGCCAGGGACACCGCGAATTGCAACCGTCATCAGTAGACGCGCCTGGAACTTCTTGAAATTCGTGTAGTCGTCGGTATCCGTATCAATTCCGCGATCTAGGCGAATACGCATAATGAGCTTCTGGGAATTGAAGTCCGTGTAGATCATACCAATGGTGTTGTTGAACTTCTCATTCAGCACAAAGGCTACATCATCCATGGTAATATTGCGGTTAAACATCGCCTCCTTGTTGAACTCCATGCGCAACATCCACTTACTGAATGGCTCTGCCGCCTCAGTAGTTTCAGTAGCTGCGCTAGTAGCTGCGCCAGTAGCTCCGCTAGTAGCTCCGCTAGTAGCTGCTGCAGTAGACCCAGCCCCTCCAACTCCACCAAATGCAGAAAGCATTGCTCCAAGCTCTCTCTGCTCAAACATCTTGTAGAAGGCAATCAAGCTCCTGTCCTCAGCTACCACTGTCTCATCATCCTTCGGATCATAGTATAGACCCACCGTCGTAACAATGTCACGGAGCATAGTGAGCTCCAGGTCCTGAATGACCTCACGAGCCTTCTCCTTATCCTCACGGAACTCTGGCTTTAGAGCAATATTCAGCGAGGTCGCCTTGGGTGCCTTAGTTACCTTGAATACCTCCTTGAGACGAGGAACACCACGAGTCATACCTGACTTGGCTGCTACACCTGCCAAGTGGAACGTATTCAGAGTCATCTGCGTAGCAGGCTCACCAATGCTCTGAGCTGCAATGATACCTACCTGCTCTCCAGGCTGGGCCCAGGAAGACCAGTTCTTCAGAAGAATCTGCTCAACTAGTGCATTGAAGGCGATCTTGGTTAGGCGGTGCTTTACAATTGAGCTGTGAGGTCCAAGGTAGAAACGAAGCATCGCTCCCCACATCTTGTGAAAGGGTAGGGTGCGTGCCTGAAGGTCCTTCAGGCGCTCAATTACATATTCGGGCGTCAGATCAGTCTTAGCAGTTGCCTGGATTGCAAACTTAATCTTCAAGTTCATGATCATGCGATCCAGGTTCATGGGCCCCATTAGACTCTTGGAGCGACCATTGCGGAAGACACCATTCACCAGCATATTGCGGTCTGCAATTACCTGGTCCACCAGCCCATTAATCATCTCCGCATTCTCAGAGCGCCCAGCATCATCGGTGAGAACATCCTCCCACTTGATTCCCTGGAGACCAACCAGCTTTCTGATCTCCTCGTCACTCATAGAATGAATAGGGAGGCCAAGAACTTCCACCTTTGTGCAGCTGATTCCATCCTCGCCATAGTGGAATTGGACAATTCCACCACGAGCATCGCGCACGGTTCCATCATGCTGGGTTACCAGATCCTCCATGGCCTTCACCATCTGTCTCTGAATGTAACCCGTCTCTGCCGTCTTCACTGCCGTGTCGATTAGACCCTCACGACCTGACATGGCGTGAAAGAAGAACTCCTGTGGCGTCAAGCCCTTCACGAAGCTATTCTCCACGAAGCCACGGGCCTCTGCACCGTCATCGAACTTCTTGTAGTGAGGCAAAGTTCTGTCAGTGAAGCCAAAGGGAATACGACGACCCTCAATATTCTGCTGACCAACGCAAGCCACCATCTGCGAAACGTTAATTGTTGAGCCCTTTGAACCGGCCTTCAACATGCTGATGAGACGATTCTCCTGGGCAAGAGCCTTCTGACCCAGCTTACCCAGCTCCTCAATGGCCTTATTCAGCTTACCGAATACCTGGCCCTCGAACTCATCCTGGTTAGAGCGACCCGTATTATTATCAAAGACGTCCATGTGCACCTGGAGAACAATCTCATCAATCTCCTTCTTACGTGCCTGAACAATGTCATTCATGCGAGATAGGGTCTCGTCATCGGCCACTAGATCAGAGAGACCAATGCTGAAACCGCTCATGATTAGATATGCCTCGATAGTGCTCTGCACAGAGTCAATGAGATTCACTGCTGCCTGGGCACCAAAGTCATTGAATGTCGTGTGAACCACGCCCACACCAGTCTTGTTCAAGATATCGTCATCAACGATGCCGGCACCCTGAATCATTCCATCACGGATCTTCACCGAGTTATTGGGATTAGAGTCCTCGTCGAAGAACTTGTTCTTGAGGTCAGCGTTAATGGGGGGTAGTAGGTTACCGAGCACCTGCTGGCCTGACCAACGGGCGGCACCCCCCACAATCTGTGGCTCAGGTAGATTTCCATCAAACCGCTTGTTCCACATCATCAGGTTCATGTATTCACGGCGGGTGAATGTATCTCCCTGCTTCGTAATACGATAGGATCCTAGCAGTGCATCCTGAACCACCTTGATCACTGGCTTCTGGTGCCTGGGTGAAATCATCTGGTATGGGACTGCAGCAATGTCCTGTAGCTCCTGGATTGCCTCAGAGCTCTGGGGAATATGGGCATTCATCTCATCACCATCAAAATCTGCATTGTAGGGTGCCACTGCAGATACATTCAGACGAAAGGTATTGTATGGGAGCACACGAACACGGTGACCCATCATCGACATTCTGTGTAGCGTAGGCTGTCTGTTGAAGAGAACCATGTCGCCGTCCATCAGATGCCTATTCACAAGATCACCACTATAGAGAACAATCTCCTTAGTGTTCACGTGGGCGAGGGAAATCATGCGGCCATCAGCGCGCACCAGAGTCTTGGCACCAGGATAGGTCGTTGTGCCATTCTGAACTAGCTTGTAGAGCTTGTCGCGATTGTAGTCAGTGACGCGCTCAGGCACAGTCAGATTCATAGCAATCTTGATGGGGACACCCAGCTCTGCAATAGAGATATTGGGATCAGGGGTGATAACTGAGCGCGCCGAGAATTCCACGCGCTTACCCTGCAAGTTATAGCGAATACGGCCCTCCTTTGACCCCAGGCGCTGCTGGATGGACTTTAGTGGACGACCGCCGCGCTGGGCAGATGGCGCAACACCAGGAATCTGGTTATCCACTAGGGTGGCAATGTGATACTGAAGCACGTTAGTCAGCTCATCAATGTAGCCCTTGTTAGCCTTGGATCCCTCGGTATCCATCTTGGCCAGAAGCATCTTATTTGTCTTGATGATCTCAAACAGCTTGTGAGTCAAGTCGTCCTCTGAGCGCTGATTATTCTCCTGCACGACAGAAGGACGCACCTGAGGAGGAGGAATTGCGAGCACAGAGCAAATCATCCAATCAGGGCGGCACCAACGAGGGTTGAATCCCATGAAGGCCACATCCTCGTCGGTAATGCGGCGAAAGAGTCGCTGCACATACTCCACCTCAAGTGCCTGCTTCATTGGCTCATGTTTCACATCAGTTCCACTTGCCTTATCTGCAGTATTCACGCCTTCCCATTCGGCCACGATGCGTGCAATGCCCTCGCGCTTGTAGCGATCAGGCTGCCTGGACCCACAGCCATCCTCGGTCTCCTGGCCGCAACGGGAAATATTGCTCGATGCCTCCATGAGCTCCTTCCAACGACCCTCACCCTTCTTCAGCTTGATAGAAGTGCGCATTTCCTTGTCGACGAGGAGCTTAGAGCAACTTACGCATACGCAACTTAGGACATTCAGAATCATAGGGAGGAACTGGATATAGTAGACTGGGCGACCGAGTCTATAGTGACCAAAATGACCAGGGCAATTATTGTTGGATTGGCCGCAGGAACGGCACTGCTTGCCATTCTCCAAGACACCCATGCGAGGATCAAAGAGACCACCAATCTTGGGCTCATTTCCCTCATAGGTATTATTGGAAGTGATTTCAACTACAGACCGTTTCTCAATCTCATCGGGCGAGAAAATACTGAACTGGATACCCAGGATAGGTTCAATTTCAGAAGAGGACGGCATCTCTGAGGTTATGTGTGTTCTTTTCTAAGCCGGGAAATTGCATCAATTTTTAGCCTTACTTTGAATCATAGCAATAAATAAAGTTATTGGTATGGTCTAAAACTCACTATATTATAGTATAGTATGCCTAAGCTAACAAATGTAAAATCAGTCAGTGAATTTATAGAAAAAGATGCTGAGCAAGGAGTTGAACGAACATATATATATTATGATAAGCCATCTACGCATTTACATACCATGAAGCAAGAGATTGACCTAATAGAGACACCAAAATGGGGGAAAATGCTTTTCCTAGACGGGTGTCTTCAGAGCACAACAATGGATGAAGTTATTTATCATAACGCCCTCGTGCACCCCTTGCTTTATAGCCTTAAGAAAAAAGAGAAAATCCTTATTCTCGGCGGCGGCGAGGGTGCCACTGCACGTGAAGTTCTTCGGTGGCCTGTCTATTCGGTTGAAATGGTAGATTATGACCAGGAATTGGTGGAGCACATGCAGCTTCATGGTAAACAATGGTCACAGGGTGTGTGGAAGGATATACGTCTTGAGATAGATTATGACTGCGCATGGGCTCATATGGCAAAGGGTAATAAATACGATGGTGTAATTATAGATTTAACCGATCCAGATTTTAAGAAAGAGCGTTGGCTAGAACTTTTGACAAATGTTATAAAGTCTGTAAAAGATTCCAAAGGGGGGTTTGTGATGAATGCTGGTCTCTATTTACCTTGGAATACTGGTAAACTCCAGGAGGTTGTAGATCTTATTCGGCAGATTTGCTCTAATAGTCGAGAGTTCAAGTATTATATTTATACGGCCTTTGTTCCGAGTTTTAATGGCGAATGGACCTTTATTGCAGTAATGCATAAGCAAGCCTTTATGATTGAACCAGAGTATCTGACAATAATTCCGGCCTGGATTCGTAGATCAATTAGAACATTACCCGATTCACTTATTGAGTCAGTTTCCACAGCGCCAATTTTGACACGGTTAGAATAATCCAGTGGATTCTACGTAAAATGAGACATCTAAAGTTACGCTGGCTCAACAGTATAGTGATGGCGAAAAAGACGATTTGTCTTACGATGATAGTCAAGAATGAGGCACATCTCATTATTGAGTGTTTTAGACACCTTTCAAAATATATTACATTCGACTACTGGGTAATCAATGATAATGGCTCAACCGATGGAACACAGAAACTTATTAAGGACTATTTTGCAGAAAAGGGAATTCCAGGTGAGCTTGATGAGACACCTTGGCAAGATTTCGCCTTTAATCGCACTGTGGCGTTTAAGAGGGCCTTTGAGAAAACAGACTACGCCTTTGTCTGGGATGCAGACGATGAAATCTGGGGAGATTTTAAGTTACCTGCCGTCCTTGATCAGGATCACTACAAATTTATCTTTGGGAATGAAATGGGTGTTCGTTATTCCAGGTGCCAGCTATTCAATAATAAGAAGCGCTGGCACTATGTTGGCGTGATCCATGAATATCCTGCAGCCCTTGAGCCAGTTTCTCCCCCCTTTGATGTTCTAGGAAATTATTATTTCATTTCTGGTCGCCGCGGTGATAGAAGCAAGGATCCAAATAAATATCTCAAGGATGGTCTTGTCTTAGAAAAGGCATTCAAGGAGGCATTTGAGAAGAAGGATCCAATTTACAATCGCTATTGTTTCTACACTGCCCAGAGTTACAATAGTTGCAATCATCATGAGAAGGCAATTGAATATTATAAGAAGGTTCTTGATATAGATAATTGGGTCCAGGAGAAATATGTGGCCTGTATTGAAATCTATGACCAGTATGACAAACTACATAGAAACAAGGAGGGCCTCTTTTATTTACTAGAATCGTTCAAGTATGATACACGGCGTATAGAAGGTATCTATCGTCTGATTAAATACTACTGTATTAATGGACCGGTGGAGGCTGCATATGCGTATTATACTATGATAGCGAATCATTATGAGAACCAGTTTATCAAGGAGAATGTTGCAGATTACTTATTTACCAAGAAGGAGGAATACGATTTCTATTTACCGTATTACATGGTAATTGTTTCTCAGCGTGTGGGCAAACTAGATACGTGTGTTAAGATGTTGGAGATGATATTCAGACAGAGTTACTTGCATTCTGGAGAATGGTGGATTCATAATCTGTTTCATAATATCAAGTTTGCGATTCCTGAGATGCCGAAGAATTTAGACTTTCTGGAAAGTATGCTGAAATATATTGACGCCTTGAAGCGGCGTGGCGTCGCGCTGAATCAGAATAATAATACCATTGTAGATTCTATTATAACGCATTACAGGCCGCTGCTTGTAGCACCGGTGCCATCATACTATGCTTTAATGCCTAAGCGGAATAATGGCGCTCCTAAGCCACGTGTTATGTTCACTATTACCACGTGTAAGCGGTTCAATCTCTTTGAGCAGACTATCAATTCTATTCTGAAGAATTGGTTAGATATTGACAAGATAGATTACTTTTTCTGCGTTGACGACAATTCGTCCAAGGAGGATCGCCTGAAAATGCAGACCCAGTATCCCTTCTTCAATTATCACATGAAGTCTCCCACGGAAAAGGGACACAGGGAGAGTATGAATGTGATTTGGAATAAGGTGGCTGAGCTGAAGCCTCAGTATCTGATTCACATGGAGGATGACTGGCTTTTCTTCAAGCAGGAGAATTATGTGACTAGGGCAATTGCAGCACTAGAGAAATACGAGAGCCAAGAGATTCACCAGCTGGTATTTAATCGCGAATATGGTCTAATGATGTCTGATATGCAGCGTGTAAATGTGGCTCCTCTTGGTCCAAGAGAGGAGGGGCTTTGCTTGCATATAATGAGGGAAGGGGTAGAGGGACCTAATTGTGCCTATTGGCCCCATTATTCCCTGCAGCCATCCGTGTGTAGAGCTAGTAAGATTCTGGAGCTGGGGGATTACACGTCGCCGAACCAATTCTTTGAGCGTGATTATGCGGATAAATACCATGCCAAAGGATATCTGACAGCGTTCTTTGATTCTATCTTAAGTTTGCATATTGGAAAACAATCGTGGGAGAAGGAGGGTGATAATGCGTATTCGCTGAATCAAGTGGGCCAATTTAAGCCTTCTGAGGCAAAAGGCTCAGATGCCAAAGGCTCAGATGCCAAAGGCTCAGATGCCAAAGGCTCAGATGCCAAAGGCTCAGAGACAACCGTAGAAATAACACTTCTAGAAAATAATCTTCCTCTACAAGGCACAATGGCCCAGCATTTGGAACAAATTCTCAAGAAAATTAATTCAGGAACACCCTTTGGCCTCATTAGACCTTCAGACGGCGAATATACGATTCTGAAGAATGAAACACTAACGAACCTCGATGCATGGACCTTCAAGCAGGGGGGAAGGCTAAGGGAACAACTTGCAGAGGCTATCAAGACTGTAGACCCAAATCTCTACATTGGAATCCCTTGTAATACCTGCAATAAGCCGTGGAATTGCACAGATCAAATCTACAATGATTTCCTGGACACATATAATGTTCCCTTGGCCCAAAGAACATATGCAAATATACTTGGGAACTCTAATTGGCAGAGATTCTCAGATTTCATGAAGGGGTATAAGCCAGGGTTTTATCTGATTACATCTGGCCAGAATCAAACTCAGCTACCAATTAAGGAGCTCTATACTATTGATGCGCAGCTAGTTGATCGCTGGGATACAGTGGGTGAAGAGGAGACTGCACGCCTACTACGATTTATCAAGGGAAAGAAGGGACAGCTCATTTGTTTCTCAGCAGGACCACTTTCTAAGATCTGGATTCCTATGTGCATGAAGCTGGAGCCGGCCAATCTATATATGGATGTAGGAGCATCTCTCGATATTTTCACCAAGGGCAGCACAAATAGACTTTATACAGATAAGGGCCACCCTTTTTCTAGGGACCAGTGTATTTTCAGAGATTCTATTCCAGATTTGTCTCTTTTATCTGTGATCCCAAGCATTGCACCCTTGGGGTCTTTAGAAGCGTTAGGTTCTTCAGAGCCATTAAAACATCAAGGGGCCCATAAGAATTTAGTCTATCTGGGTGTATTTTTCAACAAGGATTATCTTGAGCTTCTCAAGGCCCTACTAATTTCAGTGAAACTGTTTTCGCCAGCAGCGCTAGACTCCGTTGATTTTCTCATTATGACAAGCCGCGATTTTGCTGCAGATATTCAACAGATTTCGGATGATGTAGGCATCCCCTTGAATCTTATGTTCCTAGATACGGCTAGACTCAAGGGTGCAGCCTTTGCACGCCTATATATCTTCGAGCATGATCACATCATGTCTTATGAGAAAATTCTCTATCTAGATACAGATATTATAGTGCAAGGAAATCTCATGAATGTATTTAGCGAGCAGCTGGAAGATAAGCTATATGCCATGAAGGAGGGAACCATTGAGCACGAAATTCACGGGGGCCACTGGTTTGATTTCTCAGTCATAGACAAGAATACAGTAGGGCTTAATAGTGGCATCTTACTATTCAAGGCGACTGAGACCATGAAGGCGATTTTCACTGAAACAATTGCCCACATAGATGAACTCAGGGCCACAGGTAAGCCAATGCCAAGTTGCGAAGATCAGGCCTTTATTAATTATCATTTTATCAAGGCCGACAAATACGATAATCGCCTAATGGAGAAATACGGACTCATTTACTGCATTGACCCGCCCCCACCGCCATCTGCGCCTACTCAGATTGTCATTTGTCATTTTGTCTGGCCAATTGGAAATGCTAAACACAAGATGGGTCGTATGAAGCCACATTTAACTCATATCTTGAAGAATTATGCAAGTATTTATGTTGAATCTAAAAACAAAAATGGACCAATACTTCTAGGTAAAACCTATGCATGGGACCAGCATGGCTGGATTCGCTTTGATGCTAATAGTCTCTTAGTAACTAAATGGGGTCTGGGTTCCTATGAATGGGTTGACTCACATTCCTTGCACGCAACGTGGGCAGGAATTACACATTTTCTGCGATTTACTAGTAACTACGTAGAATTCATCTCTGTTCGTCTAGGAGATCTTGATTTTGTTAAGGGCACGCTTATAAATAATAAGATATCTATTATTCTAACTTCAACGGTAAATGTTAATACCAAGGATTCCTATTTCCTAACAGAATCATCTGAACGAGTAAACCAATATATTAAGTCGGTTAGATCGTGGTTAGAGAATACCAAGTATAATATTGTGCTAGTAGAAAATAGTGGATATGCATTTGAAGAATTATCTGAGGAAGTGAAAAAATATCGTGGGAGATTTGAGATACTTTCTTTTAGTATGAATGAGGCGCCTGAATTTATACTGGGATCAAGGGATAAGGGGCTACATGAATTATTCTCAATTAACTATGCATTAAATAATTCAAGGCTAGCAAATTCCGATTTTGTAATAAAGGTAACAGGAAGATATTATATTCCTGGATTTCAAGGATATACTAATACATTTAATCTTGGTTTATATGATGCTATAGTGCAAAATGGTCATGGCAGCAATTCTAGATGCGAAATGATTGGTTGTCAGTTGAAACATTCAAGAGATCTATTTAGTTTAACTATAGAGCCAGAGTATTTAACATATCCATATGGAATGATTGAGTCCGTATATAAAAAGAGAATTGGAGAATTTAATAGAACTCTAGAATGCAAGGAATTTCCTATAGAAGAAACTGTATGTTGTGGAAATAATCGCATCTATAGACACATATAAGAATTCAAGAACCTAAGTAATTTCCGGCTTATTTTCTTATTTGCGTATATCTTTTACACAATAAAATGTCAGAAGTAATAGTTGTGACTATGCAAGGAAGAAATTTGATTTATTCTTGCGTATTCTATAATAAGGATTATTTTAAACTTCTGGATCTTCTCTTGAAATCTATGAAACTATATTCCACTGAGACTATTGATTTCCTGGTAATGACAAGCCCCGAGTTTGAGCCAGAAGTGAAAAAGTTGGCTGAGACCTTGAAATTAGAATTACAAATATTTTGCCTGGATTTTAAGACAATCTTCCAGGCCGCCTGTGCTCGCCTTTTTATTTTTGATTATCCTAAACTTTCTGAATATGAGAAAATACTTTATTTAGATACAGACATTATACTCAAGGGAGATCTGGGTCAAGTGTTCGCTTTGCCCATAGAAGACCTCTTGCATGGAATTAGTTCTGGAAATATTGGATCTCAGAATTTCGGTTCACAATTTTTTGATTTTGGAACCATCGACCGAAATCTCGCGGGGATAAATTCTGGGACTCTCCTTTTTTTCAATTCAGAAAATATGAAAAATCTTTTTGGAAGAATCAAAAATCACATAAAACAATTCACGGATGAGGGAAAACAGGTGCCCTATTGCATGGATCAACCATTTATCAACTATCATGCCATCAAAGATTCTCTCTATAATTCAACACTTTTGAATCCCCTGGTTTCTTTATTTGAAGGAAATGACACAGTAGACAATTACTCCACCTCGGTCATTTGTCATTTCTCTTTCCCAATTGGAAATTTTGGCCATAAGTTTTATCGTATGTGCAATTTCTTAACTAAGATTATTTCAACCCCTTATAATTCTTATATACCTCCAAACATTGTTGGAAAGAAATATTCATGGAATTCAGGATCAGGATTCATTAAATTCATCATTGATGAAGCCTGGAATTTAGTAGTTGAGACAACTTGGGCAAAGGGCTTTGTTCTAGTTCTTAATCCAACCTGGTTTTTAGTAGAATGGCAGAATCACAGGCATATCTTGAAATTTGATGATACCCTCACTAACTATATATCAATTCGTATTAATCCAAATGACTTTAATTTCACCTGTGGTTCAGAAGTGCCAAGTAACTTAACCTTGTATGGTGATAGCCATGCACTTCTCTTATTCAAGGGCCTTGAGGCTGAACATCGAAATCTATTTGTATTTGCAAAGACCATGTTTAGAGTTGGACGTGATCAGCAAATTATTAATTTCAATGAGGACCACAATGATCCAGAGCGAATCTTTTGTTTAACTTATGGAGAAGTTGATGTTCGTGCGCATATTGGAAAGCAAGTGGGTTATGGACGTGATCATATGCAAGTGTCTAAGGAATTAGTGGAAGCTTATATGAAGGCAATTAAGAAAAATATCACACAATACAAGGCGATTATTGTGGTAGCTGTGCCACCACCCGTTGATCCTAAGGACCATGAACATATACATGCGGATCCTCTACCCTTTGTAGGCACGAATTCTGATAGAGTTATTTATACTAACACTATAAATAGTATGTTGGAGGTCGCTTGTAAGGAAAATGGCTATCATTTCTTGAACCCGTTTGACTTTTACAAGAGAGAAGATGGAACCTTAAACTATAGTTTATCAGATGGATGTATTCATATTGGAAAGAACAAAGAATTTCTTGAAGCATTTACACAACTATATAAAACACTAACCTAAACCAGGCACCCTTTATATAAGTAGATGTTACGTGCATTTCTACTACTCACTTACCTTACTTATGCTGGCGCCACTATTTCAGATTGCTCTAAGGCGACAGCATTATTCAAGATAACTTCTATGAATTTTCTACCTGACCCCCCAGTGAAGGGTCAGAATTCAACGCTCTTTTTGTCGATGAATGTGCCCAGTGTGGTCGAGGGAGGCACGGCGACTTACACGGTCACTTATAATTTCATTCCTCTATCACCTACCACGGACAACTTGTGCATGGTGGCCCCAGCAGGGTGTCCTATTCAGCCAGGAATTCTAAATACAGTGTCATCAGTTCCCTTTGATGGCAGTTTATCTGGTTCTCTGACATTTAAGATTGAGTGGAAGGATCTGGCTGCGCAGCAGCTTATGTGTGTCGTAATTAAGACGAATGTCTAAATTATTCTAAGAATAAGATAACCTCATCTTTCCACTCATACACTATAGTAATTCCATTTATCTTCACTCGTATTGTTTTGAGAATTCTGGGTAATGGATCGCCAAAAAAAGACGCGCGTTTATGATCATTAGCAATTATATATATAGCCCATTTGTTGTTAATATATTCAATAAATTTCATTAATACTATATCTGTTATATCCTTAAACGTATTTCCATATCCATATTCAATATGTAGTTTTCCCATTGTTTCGTTTATAATTCTTCTTTTTTCTTCACTGTATGTGGAAAAAAGAATATTACAGGTATTCAATGAATTATTATACGTATCTGTTATATTATTTAAATCATTGGTATAATGTAGTGCAATCCCCTTTTTTCTCATCTTTTCAGATCGCTCGTAACGCTTTACTATTTTATTTTTTAAAAATTCGAGTCCCAGATATTCCATATGTTTATTTAAGTAAATATGAGAACTATAGGCTATTTCTCCAAAAGGGTTGCACGTATGACAGCCTAGTGAATAATTCATATCTACTATTTTGTCACGTAAGAAACATATGTGTTTGTATTCCCAAATATTGTTCTTATATTTATATATATCTTGTAAATTAATATCATTTAGAAAAATCGTCTTACTTTCTCCTATCATATTTAATCCATCTAAAGTTAAGATACTTGTTCCACGCTTATATTCTTCTAGTAATTCTTCTTCAGTAACGCAAACAAATTCATCCATGTCTGCCATAATAATCCACCCAGATACAACTGATTTCCAACAATTATTTTTTATGTCCTTGTATTTATAATCATCAATACAATTATCAGATGACCAGGAAATAACATTGCAGCCTAGAGATCTTGCAAGATCTACGGATTTATCTGTAGACTCATTATCGTATACCGTAATTTTACATCTGGGTAAATATTTCTTATAATGTGATATTGTATGCGGCAACAAAATTTCTTCATTATAACATAATAAAAATACATTTATATCCATTATATAGTAGTTGATGCATTGTATTTAGGCTTGCATTTACTATAATTATTCTAAATATAATTTAACTTCTTTATCATGTGGATATATAATTGTAATCCCATTTATTCTTATACGTATTACCTTAGAAATTCTAGGTAATGGATCACCTAATATATTAGCACGAGAGTAATCATTTGTCTCGATGCGTAGTATCCATTTGCCCTCCTTGTATTCAATGCACTTACTAAATGCACGAGACGTTACATCAATAAAGACATCATTGAGACCATATTCAATTGTTAGATTTTCGGCAACCTTAACAATATCTCTAGCCTTTTTTATTGCCTTTCCTAAGCTATCCCCATAATTAGTATTTGGTTCAATAATAGCGCCTTCTGCCCATTCATTCCAAGCAAATAGAGTATACATTTGTGGAGATGTTTTGTCAGATTTCATTAGTATTAAATCACCAACCGTGTGTTTAATAATATCTTGAGGTTTATAGTCTATAATTGTTTTAAATCCTGGGTGTCTTGGTAAGGAATTCCAGCCCATTAATCCACTGTAAACCTTTGGCAGACTTGAAATAAATGGAGGTAGGCATGGTTCTAAAGCTAGTTTATAATGTGCAATAAATGGAGTATAAGCATCTGGCTTGTATGAGCCATTTTGAGGTTCTTTAAAATTCGTTAGGCATCGTTTACTACTGCATATAACAGTATAGAGTTTAGAAATACCATAGTTGTATATTTCATTTGAAATTTGTTCTAGATATGTCATAACTTCTGAATCAAATATATATACAATTAATAGAGGTCTTCCATCTATTTTTATGTAATTGGGATGATTGAAAAATTTACTTAAAAAAAGAGCATGATCTTTAGGTTTATCATATAATTGTCTAAATGTTGAACCATCAGGGTGAAATGACTTGAATTTTCCATTATTAGGTTTATAATTATGTTTCCATGATTCGTTGGTAAAACACAGACAAAAAGGTATATCAGGTTGATTATCGTTTAATACTTCTAATAATACCTTATCCATTACTGGCGCATTTTCTAGCCAATAGTGATAATAAATAAAGCCATCGACACCATATTCCTTTGCTAATTCACCCTGCCTCCTTCTAATTTCAGTAAGTCTTGGATCGTAGAATCCTAGACCATCAGGAAGGTCCAGGGGTTTCTTGCATGAAGAAATATCTCCTTGCTTACCTTTCGTAAAAAGATCCCAATCATTGAAATGTTCTCCAAATATTTTATCATTTTCTGGAATACTGTGGTATTGCGGAAAATAATATGCTAGGACCCGTTGTGTATCTGACATCTATATGTTTTATTTACTATTTTACACCAAAATAAACGACTAGCTTTATAGCTTATAGCTTATAGCTTTATAGCTTATAGCTTATAGCTTTATAGCTTATAGCTTTATAGCTTAATATTGGTAAATAGAATATAGGAGAGTGCATAGAGGGTTACCAGTGTAAAGCTACTGGTATAATGGAAATCCTGGTTCTTCAGAGCGGCTGCAATACCAATTGAGCCTGCAACCATTAGGGCATCAGAGAGGAGAATTATGGGTCCACCTTCCACATAGGCCTTGAAGACATCAATCATTGAATTATGCCCTTTGGGAATTTTAGCGACAACGCCAAAGGCAAATACCATATCATGGACTAGCTGAATTAGGATCGCGAGTCCAATGAAATACCAGATAGACCAGCCTTCCTGTTCCATGAAGAAGACAGTATAGATGTACCGGGTAATGGCAATTCCAATAGCTATGATAGTCACATCTGATAGCACAGCGGCTAAACCGAATTCATCATACCATTGATTAATAGGTTTACCGAAGGTCTGAGGGTAGAAACGGCAGAGGAATATGAGGAAGGTATCGATGAAAATGATGGCTGGTATGAAAAACCACCAGTCTTCTTGAGCCTTGTAATTACCCACATTTGCAATGCCTTGTATTTGTTGTCTATTGGCACCGCCAATGGTGCTTAAACCCCATGCTCGGTTTGATCCACTTGATCCACTTGTTCCGCTTGCTCCACCTTGCATTCTATCTTAGTCTAAATAAGAAAAACTATATAGTATGATGGAAGATGAGCCAGAGAGCCAAGAAAAGCCATGGTTCGTTTATTTACTGGCAACCGTGCAAGGCCCTTCGAGGACTTACGTGGGTGCTACTGTTGATGTAGATCGTCGTTTGAAACAGCATAATGGTGAGTTATCCGGTGGGGCCCGAGCAACTTCTACAGTGCCAGGGGGGTGGTATAGGGTGTGTTATATTAAAGGATTCGAGTCGAAGAGAGAGGCTCTGCGTTTTGAGTGGTGGTGGAAACGGCGATCGGCGAAGTTGAAAGGCACACCACTGGAACGGCGACAGGCTGCCATGGAGGCGATGTTGGGGGAGTGGCCTGGTTTAGAGTTGGAGGCTAATTAAGGCTTTATCTCATCTTCTGATATACCAATGCACGGATTCATAGTCATTGCGTCCTGTATTCGTTAGCTTAGGCACATTTTGCCACTGGAGTTGTCTTATGCATATTTCACTTGGATGCTGCTGCAGCATGTAATTGAAATAGAGTTCATATTCTGAAGCCCCTGAATGCGGAAAATCGCGTTGAGCCACAGCTGCTAAGAAGACATCGTAGAATTTACGACCGTGTTTAGATTCAACTAGGGCAAATATCTCATCTAGGTATTTCTTCTGGAAAATCATGTGATGGCATATTCCGGATTTTTCACTTATCTTCTTGAAGGAGGGATCTAATCTTACCATGTGATTGAAATAGGGCGCATGATACTCTTTTCCATATGCATACATGGGCCGTTCACTTCCATTTTCCAGAAATGTAGTGGGTTTTAAGAAAAAGGTGTCACTATCTAGGACTAGATATGTTTCAAGTATTCCGGGTATTACACTTGTTGCATAAAGTTTTAGTAATTGCTGCAGATACCAGCCATTACGATTAGATTTGCCATGATATTTGGCAACTGTATTTATGGTAAATGGAAATGATGACTCGGAAATACTTATACACCCGTCTATTTCTAAAGGCGACTTGCTAATCAGATAGATATTTCTGTATCCAAGTATATTTTTCTTTGTATAGTGCAATTGATCACAGATTACACTGGAATCATTTGGCCCCACTGGGATTACTATATCAAACTCTGGCATCTATGGTGTTATTCTTTATAATTCTTTTTAAATTATTCGATAGTAGTATATGGCGACAAAATTATGTATAAATTCACAATGGAATATATTTGAATTATGTAATAATAATGTATGTATTGACGTAGGTGCAAATAATGGTGTAATAACAAGTTCTATGTTATATTCTGGTGCAACAAAGGTTTATTGTATAGAGGCTGGACATAAAAACTGTGAGATCCTTCGGGAAAAATTTAATAACGACAATCGTGTTATAATATACGAAATAGGAGTTTCTGATGAGAAAACAATACTAAAAAATGTAACATGGTTAAATGCGTGGGTTATAGGTGATCCTGATGAAATGAATCTTCCTATTTCACCGGGTGCGTGTGATGTAGAGGGTTATGCACGCGTTGATATTGAATTAGATACCATTGATAATATATTTAGTAATATACATGATACAGTTGGCTTTATTAAAATAGATGTAGATGGTTATGATTATAAAGCGCTAAAAGGTGCTGTTAATTTAATACAAAGAGATAGACCCGTTATTTATATAGAATTATCTTATTATTATAATATAGTAAAGGGAAGTTCTGTATTAGAATTTATAGATTTTGTTAAATCTATAAATTATATATTCATAGATTTAAGTGGTAAGATATGTAGTAGTCAATATATTATTGATGAATTTCCTTATCACTCTAGTTGTGATATTTTTTTATGCCCAGATGAAAAACTTGGGCTTTTTAAACCTCACATAGTATAATTAGATTAATTAATATTATTTTAAACTTATATTTCATAGATTATGAGCTACTTCGTATGTAAATCCAAAACTTATTTATTATTTTATTTAGGCTAAACAATCGCTATCTGAAATAGGTTTCTTGCTAAAGAAATGTATTTGCCCAGTCACTGGCTTTAAAAAGACATCGGTATTACCTTGTAAAATACTAGTATTGTATGCTTCTAGAGAAAATTCTGGATTTACTTGAATAGGTCCTGAATAGCAATAGCATAACATGAAATGTGATAGATCTCTCCTTGCAGGAGAAATATCCTTGAGGTTATATTCTTTTAAACGATTCATATACTGTTCTTCACTGATTGCAGGATCGGCACGTATGCATCTTCTATTTTTATCAGAACCAAAAGGCCAGTCACTTTCATTTATAAACATTTTTTTATTGTAGTAAATAGTATATTTAGATTTTTCTAGTCTTATGCCAAAATCATAGTCTTCTCCTGCAAGCCCATCACACATCTCATTTTGACCATTTAATCTAAAATATACGGATTTTGGTAGACAGAAAGAAGATCCATATACATGCCCTCCAGGGCACTTAGATATATCATCTTTATAATGATTTAATCTATGGTCTCTTCCTCCATTTTCATCTCCTCCATTATAAGAGCATGAGGAAGAATTATAGACTATATCTTTAACCTTTGTATATGCACCACAGTGTATTTCATTCTTTCTCATGGCATTTATAACTGCTGGTAGCCATGTTCGAGAAATAATTCCTAAATCATCCACATAGGCGATATAGTTATATTTAGCATAACATGCCCCTGTATTTCTGGTATTTGCAGCTGCAAAATAATTATCATTGGTTATTTTAAATTCACCCTGCCACCTAGTGGGTTTGGGTGAAACATGGACAAGTTCAATATCGCCAACCTTACTTGCAAAATACTCTCTACGTTGAACCTTGTCGGAGCATTCGTATAAAAATCCATCTACTACAATTATTTGTATAGGCACAGTGAAACCATTATCGGTAATTGATTTTCTTAATGGCTCTATAAACCACTCAAACATGCAATTCTCTCTAAACGTTATGTAAATAATGGAAAGCATCTCTACTATATTATAATATTTACTGGGATTCTGAACTTACGCTAGTAAGCCACTAGATTTACAGTAGTTTCGAATTTTTCAAGAGCTTGGAACACTAGGCCAGTATTTGCTATATTATATCGTGATAATGGTATAATATTGAATTCACATGGATATACTGTTCCATTCCAGCAATACCATGTAAAAGGTCGGTCTATTTTATTTAAATTAGTAATTATCTGTGTAAATTTTATTATTATATCAATAGGATAAAGCCCCCTAATATTTTGACCTGCATACATCTCATTAAATAAATCATATCTCCAATTTAGACATGAGGAAAGTAATTTTCTCGCTCCTTCCAATGTTACTGTATAGCAGTGTGTACTAAAACATGAATCCGTTAAAATTGTATCACTTGATGGTATTCCTAGCCTTATGCTATCAACTGAATTTCCTATAAAAATAATGTCATAATCACTAGGTGTATTTTTATAATATTCACGTGATATACTTTGCCACATAGGATGAAAAAATACATCATCTTCGAAAATTGTAGCAAATGTAATATTGTGCTGAATAATATGCTTTAATACAGTTAGATGTGACAATAAACATCCTAACTTTCCTGGAGTTTCCATATTACTGTGTAGAGTAGGATTACTTAAGATATTTAGAGCATATTCAACTTGTGTTGTATTCTTTCCATTAATTGCATTATATCGTCGTATATCTGTAAATCCTGCATTACTTATATTATCTCTTGAATATATAAATCTTTCGGACTTGTCTTCTAGATTTATAATAAATGCAGGAGAGTTTAAAATTATTTCCATCTCTATATAATACACCTAAAGTTTTTTTATACACTATAATTATAATGGATCTGGAATACATCCAGGCAACTGTGCCAACCCTTCATGGATGGTGCACAGTAGAAAAGGCTATACAGCTTTATAACCTAGTCTTGGAGCACGAGGCGCCTCTATGTGTAGAGTTAGGTGTATTTGCAGGAAGAAGTTTATTGGCAATCGCTATGGGTGCTAGAGCAAAGAATGGCACTGCCGTGGGTGTAGACGCGTGGTCTAAGGAGGCATGTGAGCAGGGAGTAAATGATATTGCAAATACCGAGTGGTGGAATAATATTGATTATGATTTTTTCTATAATTATACTCTAAAGGTGATATCGGATGCAGATCTATCCAATATGACACGACTAATTCGTTCTAAGTCAGCAGATGTGGCTAGTAATTATGCATCCAAGTCAATTAGTGTCTTACATCAGGATTCAAACCACTCAGAAGAGGTTACTGTAGAAGAGGTAAACCTGTGGTTTGACAAGGTTAAGATTGGTGGGCATTGGGTATTTGATGATACAGATTGGCCTACAACTCAAAAGGCTCAGGCACTTTTACTTCAAAAGGGCTATGAACTTATATTTACTGAAAAGGACAGAAAACATAAGGTCTTTTTAAGAAAGAATTAGATAGGAACGAATTCTAGGTCTCTTGAAACTTTTAGAATACCTATATATTTATCCTGAACACCCATTGAAATATAAAAATATCCATCACGCTGTATTGCCCCGCAGGGAAATACAATGTGATTCCCCGTTAAAATAGGTTTAGGTGTTATACTTATTACATCAACTCCCTTTGTCAAATATGCACCAATTCTATATTGTTTTTCGAATAATGTATGAAAGAACCATATTTGTGTTTCTTCATCATATTGTATTGGAGGACATCCACCTCGAATTCCACCAAAATTCGATTTAATTCGTTGCTCAGTCTTAATATATGAATTATATTGCAAATTCTTGCCAGTGTCTTCATAAATTAAAAATGTTCTAGGATTATCTCCATACCAAAAATGTATTTTATCTCCCATTGATATTGGCAACCAATTCTTTTCACGGCCATCTCCACCTTCAAAGCTTATTTCACTTGGTTTTTTAAGATAATGTGAATAAAGTGTATTACAGTTTGCGTCTAATTTAGCAATACCAATATCATAACCATCTGTATAACAAACGAACCAATTACCATTATGTAAAATAACGCGTGGATCTTCTACATGCTTATTATTAAACTTAGATACAAGGCTTAATGTTTTCATTGAATTTCTTACATAATTAAAATTATCTAGTATACATGTTACTATATCATCTCGCTCGATTTGATTTACTGCGCGAAAAAATATTCGATTATCGACTATACATGCATTATAATTTAATCTTCTACCGCTTGGTAAATTTAAAATCGTAATATCTGATAGGTTATACGTGGTTTTTACATTTTTTGGAGGAGTATTAACTTGAGTAATTGGTTGATTATCTATTATTTTAATGGGTGTAACATCTTCTGGTATAGATGTAATGTGTAACCCATTTTCAATGTTAATCACCCTAGCCCACGTCGGATAAATGCCGCGACAATCGCGTCCTTTCAGCCAAACGGAAGGCATGAATATTTTGCCTCTGGGTTCTCTCTGAAAAAATGCCCCTAGCCAGCTGAAGGTTGAATTTGCGCATATACCGCCTGCACAATTTGCCATTTCAATTAAAGTTTCAAGGGGGTTTACCTTATTAGAAATAGTATACTTAATTCCGAATTGTTTCATATAATTATCGGCATATACATTGTCATTGGAGAATACTATAAACTTTGCAGCTTCGCCTAAACTTGAGTCTATATTCGCAATGCAGTGCTTATGATATTCTACTAAATTAAGGCCAAAACTTCCTGGGTATAGATAATCTCCAGCACGAATATGAATAAAGAATGTATTCTCGTAATATGCAGTTCTGATTACAGGGATATATGGCTTAGACGGAAAATATTTCTCATCTTGAAAGTATCCTTGAAGAACTACATTTGACTCATACCGTGGTAGTGGTGAATAGTTCATTTCTTTTTGTTCTCTTAAAACTGTATACTGCTGGATTGAATTTATAACAGGTAAATTAGGAAATATTCTTGTAAGCATACCTTCGAGCCCTTTTTCATGCGGTTTAATTCCATTGGTTACCAAGGCTTGTGATAATACACAGATCTTTTTGTATCGTTCAGCATATCCTATGGCTGCTAAGAGTTGAATGATTCTATTACCTAGGCCATTTCTTAAGATTACAGACACAAAATTTCCAGGGGGGCCTACGTATGAAGGAGCTTCAGAGGGAACTTTATTATGTATACCATGTATACCATGTATTGCATTATTTTTAGTATTTAATGTTGCTTGTAATAATGCATGAACATCAGGTGAATTTCTGGCAAGGTGAGTCATTGGGTCAATCCTTCCATACCGATTCATCTAAACATATACTCAATTAAAAATTGAATATATGTTTCGCAGAATGCTTAATATCATGAATTCGAGTGAGGAGTCAAAAATATCCATTGGGCTTCTAGAACTTTTTCGTATTTTGCAACGCTCTACTAAGAATGTGAAGTTAGAGGTAGGAAACAGGGTTATGAGTGAGGTTATGCTTGAATTAAATAAACGAGGCCATATTAATAGTAAGACACTCGGAGATATACTTGGTGAAATCAATCCAGGGCTAAGACAACCGGAAAAGATTATAGTTGCAACTAGGATGGTTCCTTATTCATGGCCAGAGGAGATTGGTAAAAATGGTCTAATCTGGAGGGATTCACGTTAGGACGTTAGGGGCCTAGATGCTAGGTGCTGGGGCATTTGCTATAGATTTTACCGTTCCGTTTGTCCTCTGATTTCTATATTTAACTAGTATTGTGTAAATACTAGATGTTCTTTCATCAAATGTTAATATATCCCATATTTCTGCTATAGCAGTCATATCTTCTTTAAATCCTGGCATTACTCCATGTATAGATTCATATATATCAACAGCATATTCACTATTTTTATTATTAAAGTATCCATATAGTTCTTTCTGAGAGATTCGTTTTCTTTCATTAGTTAAATGGCTTGATACTAATTTAGAGTCTGTTTTACAACAAGTTCTAAAGAATATTTTAAATTCATTATAACTCATTTTTTTTCCTTGAATACCTTTTAACTTTTCAATGAATAGAGGTGAACGTTTATCCTTAATACATTGTTCAATAAATATTCCAAATTTTCCATTTCTATATAATTCTGCAACCTTTGATGGTGGTATAGTAGAGCTCATAATTATATCTTCTTCTTCAGATTCTGACATTTCTTCAATACGATGTTGAATTGCTATTTTGTGAGCCTGGGTAATAAATGCATTCTTTGATAGTGTTCCTTTCATAAAATTACATGTCTTGCAACAGGGCACGCAATTTTCAAGAGTATAATTTTTTGAAGAGTTTAATCTATCAATGCCAACAACTTCTTTATCATTATAAGAACCACAGTAATAACATGCAGTTATCACTAACTGTTCAAACTGTTCTTTAGTAAGTTCAAACGCAATATTGCGAGCCTTAGCACATTGAATATAAGAAAGAAGGTATTTTTCAAGGTTTGCTTTTTTTTCTTCTAGATAATTTCTATTCCTTGGTCCTCTATTTTCTTCTACTATTTTTAGTTTAGCATAACAGTCTGAACAACGTTGTACTTTATGCCGTATTCCATCTAGTAAATCAGTAATTTCTTTTCCACACCCTAAGCACAAATTAAGATTATATTGTTTCTCATTATATCTTATATTATCTTTCTTTCTATCCTTTTCAAGACATTCATCGCAACGTAATTTCTTATCTGTAGTAGGATTTTTACACGCACGTTTTCCGTCATCACAAATACGCATTCCAGATTTAATTGATTCTTCTAAGAGTATTCCTCTTGGTTCATGTTTTCCACAGAAACCACTGGATTTGGCTGGTTTTTTACATTCATTTTTATTCCATTTACATAATATTAGGGATGCCTGAAGATCTTCTTTTGCGTTTTTACAGGTATCACAATATTCTATTTCTTTTTTTGTGATTGGTATAAATGTTTCTGTGCACCTGTGCCTTGAACATTTTCTCTTTCCATCTTTAATTGCTTTTTCGATTTCTGCTTGTTTCTGGTGTTTTCCACAATAACCATATTCAAGAATTTGTCTATCACACTGCTTGCCTTTATTAGAACCTTGTTCTAAAACTGCTTTACATGAATGTTCTGACTGAGACATTATACCTCACTCACTACATTGTATTTATAATCAATTTTGTCGGATATTATGCATTAAAAGTTACAATAAAAATAACTTTGTCGGGGTAGTTTTTCCGGTGGACAAAGTTATTAATTAGAGTAGGCAAGGCCACCCATGCCGCTCATGATACGGAGCACATTGTAGTTGGTGGCATACACACGCACAGTGGCACTGGTGGCAGTGCCCACGGCATTGTTGGACACCGTCAGTAGCAGAGTGGTGTTATCAATGCGAGATAAGTTGCACGTGCCGCTGGGCTGGTGCTGCTCGGGCTGCAGAGCGAAGGAGTAGACGTTGATACCAACGGCAGGCACGTTGGTGTGGTGCTGGTAGGGCTGCACCTCGTTGAAATAGCGGCCCTCGCGAACCTGGAACCTGTCGTGGCCGTTGAGCTGCAGGAGGGCAGTCACGGTGGGGTTGTTGCCGGCAAGGCCCTCCACGCGGGTCACGGAGTAGCCAGACTCCAGCACGGCGCGGTCCCACCAATCGGAGTAGTTGAAGGGCTGCTGGCCCTTCCAGGGGGCAATCACGTTGTCATCGCAGCTGGTGAAGGAATCGCGCTGCACCACCCAGATGAGCTCCTTGCAAGGGTGGTTGAAGTTGAGCTTCAGCTTGTTGGAGCTGGAGGTGATAGACTCACCGCCAGTGAACTGAAGGGTCTCAATCAGGTACTCGTGGCTTACCTGGGCGAACTTGCGGCGCTCGTCCGTGTCTAGGTAGATGTAGTCCACGTATAGGGAGGCAGCCACTAGGCCAGCAGCGGCCACGCGGTCGCGGATGGTGTGCACGTTGGATAGAAGAGGGGTCTGGTCGAAGCACAGGTTGCGGATGTCGTTGAACTCCAGGTTGATGCGGACCTCGTGGTACTGGAGAGCAATGAGAGGTAGAGCAAGACCAGGGTTGCGGTTGAACCAGAACTGCAGAGGAATGTATAGGGTGTACTCGGGGGAGCACATGAGGAACTCGTTGGACGTGTTGGGCTCGCCGCCGGCGCACCAGTTGTCGCAGTCCTCGCCACCCTGCACTAGCAGGTTCACTAGCTGGGGCACGTTACCCACCATCTTGGCGTAGCCAGCCTGCTTGCCGGCCTCCTGGGTGAGCTCATTCCAGATCTGGAGCCAGTCACCGTAGTGCTTGTCGATGCGCTGACCACCGATTTCGAGCTCTACGTTCTTCACTAAGTTGTGACCCACCCAGTTGAGCCAGCGGAACTGGGCACCAGAGCCGTCAGTGCTTAGCAGGGACACCTTGGGTAGAGTGGCCTGGAGGTAGATGCGGTAGATTAAGTCACCATTGCGCTGGATGGTGCAAGTCACCTTGCGGCCAAAACCAGGGGAACCGTTGAAAGGGTTCTCAATGGACTCCATGGCGAAGTTGGTGTGGCGGCGGTAGACCACCTTGAAGAAGGTAATCTGGGGATTACCGGTTAAATAGACGTCCTGAGCACCATAGGCTACAAGCTGCATAAGACCACCTCCTGTCATGTTGTTATACCTATCATAGAGAAAAAAATTTTTCCAAAATGATTTTTTCGGCGGAAAATGGAAATCTGCCGGAAGACATTTTTTCTAGTATACCTTTTTCTCAACTTTTACTTTCTTATCATTGTAAACCCAAATTTCATAGCTGTATCCAGCCTTCACAGTGGCCTGAGCTTTCTCTTCAATATTTGCTCTTAATAGCTTAATAGTCCACTCAGACTTTACTTCAATTATCTTGTTTTCTGATTTTATATAGAAGCCTGGGAAGTAAACATGTTTGTTCTCATCAATGTAATAATCGATACTTGGTATGTTAGATCTCCCTATACAAATATCATCCTCCTCGTAAAGTTGCACCAGTTCATCTAGGGCTAAATTTTCATAGCCCTGGTATTTAACTATATTTCCTGTGGGCATCATATAATCCTTGTAATGATATGATGTAGCTTCTGATTTTACTTGCACTTCCTTATTTTGATTAGGATGACCTCCATATTTTCTAGGAAAGTTGCCTGCTAAACCCGTAATCTCATATCTATCTCTCCAAGCGCACTGTGACCTGGGTTAAAGAATGCCACCAGCATTTCTTTAGTATATGAACGACCCGTTCTTCAAGATACGCCCTTCAAAGAGGTCTAATCCAGAAGCCAGGACAACTCTAGATACTGTTCACCAGCACTATCTTGCTAAGATTAAGGACTCTAGTGAGCATGGAACTATGCTAAAGGCCAAATATAATGAATTGTGTGGTGAATATAAGAAAGAGCAGGGTGATGTAGAACGGTATCAGATTGAGCAGGAAATAAAGGATACTAAGGAAAAGCTAGATTCCATTGATGAGAAAGGTGCTGTTTTCGATTATTATTTACAAACAGGCGATCTTCTCTTTCAGTATTATGATATCCAGGATAGAATTAACCGTGGTGCAGATAATGTAATATCAGTAGCTGATAGAGCACGACCAGGTAGTGTCTTTGAAGCTCTGGAAAATGCATCAAGACAGGATATTAGTGGAGCAAAGCTTCAACCTCCGTCTAATTCGTATTCATCTACATATAAAGAACAAGGCGATACCTTGCGTCGCGACACACTCTTAGATCAATATTTACAGAGAATAGATCCGCATTATTCCAGGCCATCGATGCACGCCTTGAACGATACTTCATTTATGTGCGATGCATGTGGCGAAGATATGAAGATTTCCATTAATGATGCCACCGTGTCCTGTCCGCATTGTGGATTTCACAAGCTAATCTTGATGGACTCCGATAAGCCATCTTATAAGGATCCTCCTCGTGAGGTCTCTTATTATGCCTATAAGCGCATTAATCATTTTAATGAATGGCTGGCGCAATTTCAGGCGAAGGAAAGCACGGAAATACCTGAGGAAGTCTTTGATCATATTCAGGAGCAGATCAAGAAAGAGCGCTTACAAGCATCATCCTTGAATCGTAGTAAGATACGTGAGATTCTGAAGAAGCTCAAGTATAATTCTTTCTATGAACATGTTCCGCATATTTTGAGTAGGCTCAATGGTCACACTGCACCAGTTATGGGTAGAGAGACTGAGGAGAAGTTACGCTATCTTTTTAAGGAAATCCAGCCATCATTTCAGAAGCACTGTCCAGCAGAGCGTTCTAATTTCTTGTCTTATTCCTATGTTCTTTATAAGTTATGCGAACTTCTGGAGCTCGACGATTTCTTACATTGCTTTCCTTTACTGAAAAATCGCGATAAGCTCTATGCTCAGGATAAGATTTGGGAAAAGATTTGCAAGGATTTACAATGGGAGTTCATTCGATCCATTTAGTAAAGGCTAAAAGCTAAAGGCTAAGGCCAGGAAGAATATCAGTCATATAATTATAATATGCAGCTAGCTTTGGAAAATATATATGGCGCCCTGGATTCTTAGAATTCACTTCTACTATGTATTCTCCATCTGCCTTGTAATTATCTTTCTGAAATTCAATCGATTCTACGAGGGCCTTGGGAACTACAAATTGCGCTGTGTCTATTTTTGTCACTCTTAGCGTGTCACCTTTTAGAACACCATTTGTTCCAAACGGTGACTTATTTACTTGATCAAAGCTGTAGAAATGTTCAGTATCCATCTTCGGAAGCAATTCCCAGAATCCAGGGTGCATTATATTATCATCATCTAAGTTATAGATTAGACCCTCCTTAATTTGCTTTATTACAAAATTTCTCATTGGATGTCCTGCTCTTCCAGTATCAGAACATTCTAATTCAGTTATCTTTGGTTCACCTACAAACTGTTTTTCATATGTTCTATTTCGCGAGGTGTCATAGATTATATACCACATGGAAATCTTTTTAAAGTCGATGGATTCCTTTAGCTTTAATAAGTTTGCTGGCCTACAACATGGTGTAATTATGTTCAATAAAGGTAGCGTTGTATTTTCTGAAGTAACCTTAAATTTCTGCCAAAATTCATCTTCTGTTAGAACAGTGGTACCTGTTGCGATGCCACGCTTGATATAGCGAATCTTTTCTGACGTGTCTTCTGTCCCAAGGCACCACCAGCTGACCTTTTTTCGCCATTCAACTGGTATGTCAGGACAGGGGCCTACAATGTAGATGTGAAATGAGACGCCAAAATTTAGTATTGCTTCAATCTTCTCCTTCGTAGCATCAAGCATTATAATTGAATACTCATGTGGTTCTGGATCATAGGTTAAATGTGTTACTGGATAGTCCCCATCATCGCTTTTCCAGAATGGTTGAAATTTGTGGCCTTCAGGAATCTGCGGAAGTTGTGATTTATAGTGTTTGTAGAGATATTTGACATTATGCTGTATAAGACTATTACGGATAAACGTAAAATTACCATCTGCATTTCTATATTGATAATATCCACATTTTCTGATGTGACACCATTTACCATGAATATAACTCCGTATTAGTAAATCATAATCATCTGATACAGATAACCTTGGATTATGTTTTCCAATCTTATCATAAAAGGAAGTTCTCCAGACTCTTATATGATTTGGAAGTCCTATTAGATGTCTAAGAGTAATTGCATTTTGTGGACCATTATCGATTTGTGTTATCCATTGATTATATTTTTCTGACCATACATTTATATTTGATCCATATCCGTAGGCGAAAAAATCACCATAAGAGTGTGATTTTAGGGTCTCTTCAAATAATTCTGCAGCATTGCAATAGAAAAAGTCAGCCTCCTTATATTTCTTTGATGCATCAATTAACCATTGAAATAGTTCAGGATGTAAGTCATCATCGTGATCTAATTCAACGATAAAGGACCCATAGGAAACTCCTGCAGCTAGGCGCTTCATTTCGCCAATCGATCCATTGGGTTCTGGTGCCTTATATACTCGCATTCTCAGATCTTTCTTTTTCATTTCAAGTAGGTCACCATAGGTTAAATTATCCTTTGAATCATCCCAGACAACCCATTCCCAGTTAGTGTATGTTTGTGAACGCAGACTATTCCATGGTCTTAAGATCTTTTCCTTACTGTGAAATGTTGACGTGATAACTGAAATGAGAGGGTGATGAGAATCATATTGATGTCCCGTTATAGTTGAGAACGCATTTGATATAACATCTAATTCCGTTGGTAATGTGCGTAAATGAATCCAGCGCTTGCGAACATTGAAAATCTGAGAAAGATAGTTCCACTGTTTTAAGTCGCCGTAGGAATAAATGGCATAGGGTTGTTTCTTGTGCCAGAGTTCTGAGAATTCTTCAAAGGTTAGCTTATTATGAATCGGATACCATGTATAATGTTTATCAATTATAGGATATGCATCTGGCTTCTGGGGAGATATGAAGAATATGTTCTGCATTTATTGTGCAATTATCAATAATATATTGATAATTTGCGCATATTCGCCCTATTTCATTGAGATTAAAAAGCTATTTAGCTAATTTCTTGACCGTTAAATCAAGAGCGAACATTAAGAAAAGCCCAGTCATAATAAACGATAACATCTCGAGCTGTGGATTAACACTATCTGTCTTATTTTCAAGATCATCTAGGCGCGCCATAAGTGTATCGATTTTTGAACGCAATGTCTGAATATCGATATTTAAAAGTGCTTCTTTTGTTCCTGTTTCATTAGTAAAAGCAGTTTCTATACGATCTGTTGATAGAGGCTTCCAGCGTTGCCGGAGTTCAGGTGTAGGCACCATTTTCCCTGCAGATTTTCCAAATCCACTTTCTTCAAATGACTTGGTAAAATCTGCATCTAGCATATATCCGCTTTGCTTTGCCACATTTCCATTATATAATGCAATCGTATCCTCACTTGGATTAGTAAATGGTTCTGCACCAAAGAAACTAGGTTTTGCAGAAGCGGCAATTGTTGTTGGTGGAGGCAGTGAATTATTAAGGGTAAATTTCTTTAATTGCTTACTTCTTTCATCTGCATATTCGTCATTAGAGTCTGCATTAATTGGCGGAACTTCTGGCATTCTTTCTACAGCCGGACGATCTGGATCGGTTGGAGGTAGTTCGTATGCTTGAAAGCCTTCCTTTTTCTTATGGCGACGTTTATCTTTCTTTTCTAACTGTGGAAATGCATCCTCTATAGAGGCGTACTCCATCTAAGTTCCACATATGTCTTTTCTTTCTGATTAAAACTTTGGTGTTCTAACAGAATGGCTAGCCCTGTTTCATCGCCAAAGGCTAGAAGCAGAGCTAATTCAAATACCATTGATGACATTGATATGAGTTTACTCTCCTGGGTTACAAATACCTATTCGGTGCTTCATTGGCCACTTACAATCTTATCTGTTGCAGGCTTAGTTATATTAGGTTCCTTTATTGAAATTGCTCCCCGGAAGTCTTTAGAATTCCTTGATAACACACTAGGCCGATCATTATTCTTTTTATTACCTTTTCTTATTGCAGTTCTCATTGATTGGCCCACTGGACTTTTAGCAGGTGTAGTATCTCTTATTATTTTTGCACGTCTACAAAAGCAGGATTCATCTGAAGGATTTGCTGATAGTTCAGATGGAATTGACAAATCAACAAACATAATTTCAAATTCGCATAGATGGTTTATTGAACGAGTTCTAGGTGAAAGTCCCCTCGCAATTTCTTCCGATCGTATTACCACATCAGCATCAAAAGGTAGTGATATAAGATCATCTTCATCAATGCTATCTAATCATTCGATGCCAGCCGATAGCTCTTCATCATCGGTATCATCCCATTCAATATCACCTGAAAGCTCTTCATCTTCCTCTTATAAGTAGAATTCCCCTTAATACAAATAGAAACATATATATAAAGTAAGATGGATGAAACTTCAAACACACTAGAACCTCACGGGGTTTTGGATATGACATTACGTATTATTATGATATTCTTGCTGCTAGGATGGAATGTATTTGAAAGTCTTTCTCTCCGGATGGCATACCCATCAACAATGGTTGCACTCTGGGAATCTCCTGTGTGGAGAATGGTATTTCTATTTAGTGTTTGGCTAGGGGCTGAGTGGTGTCCACGCGTCGGTCTTCTTACAGCCCTAGTTGTTTCAATGTATGTTGCTAATATGATACAAATATCTTAAGACACTTATTCTAATTTTTTATTGATAAAAGGAGATAGATGAGTTTCTCTGGTCCACCACCAGCTGTTCCTCCACCTAGTGGACCCTTTGAAGCAACATTGGCAAAAATTTCATCGTCGCCATATGCTCTTGCAACTGCAATGTTTGCGCTTAATATTGGTGGACGTTTCCTTCCTTTTGAAGTTACAAGAGAGCAAGAGAAATACTTAAATCAACCATGGTTCAGGCGTATTATAATTTTTATGATTTTTTTCTTAGCTACCAGAAATCTTGTGACAGCTGCGTGGCTTTCTCTTTTAGTAATTTTATGTGTAGGGTATCTCTTTAATGAAAATAGCAGCTTGTGTATTTTTGGAAAGGGTGGTATTTATAATGCAACCTGCAAGACAAAGACTGCAGAACAGACACTTACACTAACTCCAGAGGAAAGTTCGATCTTAAAATCATTACAGGAAAAGGCCGCCAAGCTGGCGCCTGCGGATAAGCCTGCAGAAGTCAATACTACCTTTGGTATGAAGTCTCATGATCAATACAATAAGGTTATGCGTGGATTATTGGGCCAATAAGTAGATACCTATGCAATGGCCAGCATTATGGTTTTTCTTAGGAGAAAATACAATTATACTAGGAGTTATAACTTTTAGTATCATTATTTTACTGTATCTTATACACTATTCCGGCTTTCTTGATGGCCTCCTAGGGACGAATGCAATGGTCATTGTTGAGCCAAGGAATCATAAGGATTTACAGTATGTCTGTGAGAATTTTGATAAACATATGTGTAAGAGTTGGGACCTCTATGTCTTCCATGGTAAATCTGCAGGGGCTGCTGCATATGCCAAAGAGGCTACTGCAAATATAAAGGGGCGTAGGGTTTACTTAATTCCTTTAGAAACGGATAATTTAGATCCAGATGGATATAATGCCTTATTTAAGAGACTTGATTTCTGGGATAAAGTGAAAGCTGAGAATATCCTGGTCTTTCAGACTGACGCGGTTCTATGCCCAGCTTCTGAATTTAAAATTCGCGATTTTATCAAATATGACTATATTGGATGCGGTTCATATGCTGGTGCAATTGGGAATAAAAAAGAGATTTGGGGTAGGGACTATTCTAAGGGTAATTCATTTTATGGAATTGGGGGCTTAAGTTTTAGAAAGAATTCCTTTCAGAAACAGTGCATTAAGAAATATCCTGGAATTGCTGCAGATTATCCAGAGGATGTATTTTACTCAAATTGTGTGGAACACTCTGTGAATAAGCCAGAGAGTGCAGAAGTTCTGGCAAATTTCTGCACACAGGATTCCTTTTCTAAACGTAGTTTTGGGGCTCACAATACGTGGTATATGAAGAAGGAGCATAGAGAGCCATTTTATGCATTTTGTCCAGCGGCGGAAATTTTAAAGACAAAGAGTTAGGGTATAAAAATTGAAGTTCGTATGCCCTTATTTCATATCAGATATAAGGTAAAGATGGAATTTACTAGCTGGTCTGGTCCAGGTGGAATTGATGAATATATTTTTGAGCAAACTGGATGCAGGGCATTTAGTGGAGCAGGGATTTGCCCAAGGCTTGAAAAGAAGACTACGATACTTAGATCGGTAGATGGCACCGAATATTACGATGATGATATGAGTGATCAGAATAATGTAAAGTATACACTATTTGGTCATAATGGAGATCAGAACGAGGCTGAGTCGCATTTTAATGAACCATTGCTTAATAAAGAGAAAACTCAGCACATTTATCTCTATCGTGTAAGAAAGGAAGGGAGGAAAACCATATGGGTTTGGTATGGCCAATATGCTATTAAGGACAAGGTGACAAAACGCCATCCAGGAAAAGACGGGATCGAGAGAAATATTGTGGTTCTTTCACTCGTTAGAATTTAACGCCAAAGGCTCTAGATCCAAGGGTCGCATAGTTCCACATATGCGATCTATCCATGCTTCTCCATAATTAAATCTAGGATAACGATGATGCAGTAAATGATGATTGCCGATTATAAATGTGCAACGTGAATCATGTCGCATCATTCCACGTATATTTAATATAGCTAGAATTAAACAAATATCGAGGGCTGAATATTTATAGGCGCAAAATGGAACTAGGGCACCTAGTCCCTGGAAGGGACCTTCTAATGCGTGGCCTACATAGGTATCTAGGAAGGTTGGAAATTCTTTCATATGATGTTCATGGTGGAATTTATAGAGCATAGGTGTATGCAGAAGTAAGTGGGAAATATAAAACCAGATGTCATAGCAAAAAACTGACAAAAGAATATTCAACATACTTTAGTATACTTAGAATAATTTAAGCATTCCTAAATACTCCATTATTTTTCCACATAGACCCCGATTCTCTTGCTCAATCTTGTATTTTGTATACAGACTCTCACTTATTTTCTCCACGTAACTACGAGCAATCTTACTTTCCCGTCTTATAACTGCCTTAATATCATCGAGATGTTTCTCCTGGAGATCTTCTAGAGCTCGATGTTTCTCATTAATGATTTGTTGCATATGGCCTTGTATGGATTGAATCATTCCCTTCACATCGCGTTTCTTATAAACGGGCTCAGTAATCATCTTGTAATTGCTAGCATTCAGCCTATAAATAATGACACCAGAACGATTCATAATATTGAGTGGAACACCCTTATTAATTACTTCGACGATTAAGATATGAGCTGTAGTTGGAGCATAATGCACTGGAAACGTATGGATTTTCATCTGTATCTTACAGGGGTCAATGGGACCTCCGTCCTTACACGTAAAGGTTCCATAGCACGAATCAATCCAGAGATTGAATCTATCTAAGAATTCGGGAGTTAGATTTTCACCTCCTACAATTGTGCCGTCATCTAGAATCCCCATAATTAGATATCCTCCTGCACCATTGAGAAAAGCGTGAATAGTTTCCTTATATTTAGGAAGACCAGAACCTCGGATTGATTTGAGAGTGAAGAGACCAGTAAATATGGAAACCCTCTTGAATTCTACAAGATTACTCTCATTGAATGGGACCTTTTCATTGTAGACCCATTTATCAGGTAGAATAGGTAACATATGGGCTTACTAAGCTCATGTGTTACTTTTTAGTCAAATTTTTTACTAGCTTTAAAAGCTAGAAAACTTTAAAGGATTTTGCACACTTTTTTTAAAAAAAGTGGTTTATACGTCTAGGCTCACCGTAGAGCCCACAGGTGCAGGCCTACGACCTGCTCTACGCCTATTCATTCCAGAGCGCGTAGAATCTGCTTGGCTATACTCGTCACTGGCTACACTCTGCAGCTCAGAAACTGCAACCATTGCCGGCTGCTGCTGAGTAGGGACGGTCACATTCACAGGCATTGAGCGAACTCCGATGGATTCCATCTCAGCCTTGCGAACATCCTCAAAGGTTCTCAGAATGTCATCGACACCAGAGGGCCCCTTCATCTCGCGTCTTTGTCCAGGGTCTGATGCTACTGCTGCTGAGCCAGATGACATCTGACTAGGATTTGCTGGAGATCTGCCACTAGATCCGAAGAATCCTCCCGTGGGCCCAGGAGGATCCATGGCCATTGCGGATGCTGGCATATTAGGAGGTGCCTGGTTTCCACCCATTCCCTGTGCCCCAGGTGGTGACATTCCAGGCATACCCATCGCCATGCCCATGAAATTACCGAAGCCAGGGCCTGCCTGGGCGGCTGCAGCCTGAGCCATCTGCTTAGCTAGCATAGGATTGCTCTTTAGAACATCATCCATAGTTGGCATCTTCTGTCTGAAGAATGAATTGCTGACGTGGCACATGAATCCACTCCCAGCGACTGCCATCATTAGCCGCATCTCAGGTGCCATCTTACCACGGTCCTTATACTTGTCGTATAGCTCCTCGAATATCTCATCGAAATCCTCGACATTTGTGTGGACAGACTCAGACCATCCCTCGAGCTTGATGTCAAAGGGGTCAAACTTGTCATTAATCCACTCAAGTCCAGTAATTGCACCCATAAGCATCTGACGCTGGAACTTGAGAGATCCCTCTAAATTCCTGGCATCAACAAGCCTCGTGTATTCCTGCTTTATTTCCTCAAAGGAGTTATCCATGGTAAACCGCTTGCTTATAGGATACCCCTTGGACTCGAGGCGCTGTAGCTTATTCAGATATTCAATCTTCTCCTGTCTCTCCTTCTCTAGATCACGAGGGGGTGCGGGAGTCAGAGAAATTGAAGGTGCAGAACTTGATTGATAATTATTATAGGGACTAGATTCCTTAGAAATACTAATCTGAGGAAGGGATTGTGCAGAAGAAGCGGAGCCAGAGTCATTAGAGTTACTGAATGTATTTCCAAAGTTATTAAGGTCAATTGGCTCAAGAGTATCAAACTGAATGGGCTTTATCTCATCCGGAACGGAAAGCCGGATAGGGGCAGAGCCAAAACTCTGCGTTCCCTCGGGCTTCGAGCGAGTCTGGTTTGCTAGAAGGTTAAGGCCGAGATCATCGCTCAGTTCAGTCACCTCGATAACATTTCCAATCTCGGAGGAAATATTGATAGGGGGGCCCATGTCAGACGCTACAGACTGCATTTCCTGGATACTAACATTCATCCTTCTCCGTTACTAATGTCTTTTTTAGAGAAGGCTTTAGACGCAGAAAATCCTGCCTCAGGATTTTCTACTATTGCCGTCACATCTTTCAGATGCGACGGACGCGGCTTTTGGAAAAAGCCGGCAAAAATATCCTTGTTTTCATCTGAAACATACGACCTTAAGACTCCATTACTATATAATACTAGATGTGCCAGAAGAACT